CTATACTGTTTTCTTACGGAAAATAGAGTTATACCATTTAACCGTTTCTTCCTGTTCATTCGGAGCATCGGTTGATAACGAGTTATCTACATTGCCCGCTACTAGATCAGAACGCTTGGATAAAATAATCTTCATTACTTGTTCACGCTCTTCTTCATTTAAAGCGTAGCCTCCCATGATCGTTGCTATATCGCCTTCTCCGCGCTCATAGCGAGTGATGCATGCATTAGCACAAATACGCATTTGAGCCTCTGTTAAAGCTGCCATGATTATGACTTCACCTCTTTTTATAAAGATTGCTGTTACAAATAATCGTTAGCACACGTTATTTTCCTGTGCCACCAAACATGAGCTGGGTCAACGTCACTTCGAGATCTGCAATCCGCTGCTTCAGTTGATCTGTCTCACTTGGCTGTTGCTCCGCTTTTTGTGTCAGTTCCTTAATTGCTTCATCACTCAGCCCTTCACTCCAGAACGTCGCCGGGTCTCTTCGTTCTGGAGTCTTAAAAGTGGGAGCAGGATATATAGGTTCGGCTCCACGCTCGTTTTCCGGCTTATTTCGCCACTCATCATGCTGCTTCTGAAATAAAGCTTGGGATTCGTTGTTCAACTGATCAAGGGCTTTTTGTGCTTCTATCAGCTTTTGATTATATTCCGCTTCATAGGTCAGCCAACCTTGGATGTCAAAACGGGGCTGATATAGACCAGATGGCACTGGAATCCCTACTGTATAACCAGCAAGGATGCTTTCTGAATTTGTTCCATCTGTGGTACTAGATCTACTGTCAGCAAGCCGATGGGTGTCTAGTTGCTGGTTTGTATCAGATAGCGTAGGCGAAGATAGAGAATAAAAAGGGACGATACCTGAAAAGGTATCGTCCACCAGCTCGTCCTCTAGATAGAGACCGTTTGCATTTACTTTAGGTACTGCTCTCATTTGTCAGACCTCCTTAATTCGTTGGAAACCGAATGCTGTCTAGCCTAATCCAGTTATCGTAAACATACTTCAGATTACCTCTTACACTACCATCTGACCTTATGACAATCCCCTCTGCCTCTTGCCCATGCGTGGAACTACTAACCCAACACGAGATTACAGTATACGGAGCCGACGGCCTAAACTCCGGTGGTAGATTAAAGAGAAGAACGTCTCCGCTAATCGGAACCTTTATCGCTCCCCTAAAAAGTACCATGCCGTCTGACATTTTTGTGTACTGCGGTTTATTAGCATCTGTTTCTGGAGTAGCACCGCTAAGTAGCGTCGGCGTAATCCACGCTGGACTGTCCTTATCCGCTTTCTTACTCTCCAACACCGACACACGCGCCGTATTTTGCCGTATGTTGTCTATCAAGTCCAGAAGCAATGTTTTTTCGTTTGCAGCATAGCTGCCTATAAAAGATACTACAGGAGGCTTGTCCAGCATCAAGTATGTGGCACTGTAAGTGGATGTTTGGTCAAAGTTTGATCTTGCTATTTGCCCATAAGCATAGAACTCACCACTATAGACGTAAGTCCCTTTATACCACGAAAAATCCTCCGCACCGTTTTTATATATACTAAGTATTTTACCCGAAGGGTATTGAAACCTCGTGCCTGAATTAATTGAATTTATATACACACTTACGGGATCCCTATCATCCAGTTTAACAACCTCGCGCAATACAATTCCTGTACCTACTTCAACCTGATTATCACCCTCCACAAAGGAAAGTTGGCCCTCAGATGCGACAGGCTCTACTGTAGGCGTTGCAAGTTGGTATACAAGTTGGTACGGTGTGTACCCTGCGTATGATGTCACAGGTACCGACGCTACAGGGTTTGCAGAACCAACACGCGGAACATAATATTTAGCACCCGTTCCGTTCCATGTCGCCGTTGTAGCGGCTTGGGCTTGTGTTGGCGTGAATGTGCCAGCGTCATACACCTTCCACCCGTAAAAATAAGCTTTGATGTCGTCTTGTGCTGGACTGTAGCTGTCGGCCCATCCACTGTCTGCCATGCTAACACCGATGTAAATGTCACCCGCTGCGGTGACGGCGTTTGTGTCGGCTGTGTTGCCTGTACTCCCTTGTGGTAATACCTTACCATCAAACTTCGTGCCGGTGCCGCTTGCAGCCACAGCACCAGCCGCCAACGCTACCACTTTAACCTGTCTGACTCCAGCAGTAGCGGCAGCGTCTCCAAGTACCCATGCTCTACTACCATCCAACGTTATCCCTTTCCATTTCTTAGCCTTGAAGTATTGCCCATCTTGCTCAAATACCGTGTCCGCATTACCTCCTGTAACTGGATCGGCGTACAGGTCTGTTTGCAATGCCAGCATGGAATGCTCGCACGGTTTGAATGGTTTGGCCATGCTACCGATATTGAGCATAGGGTTTTCGAGTGTGTACGTACCTGCCCCTGTGTTTGTAGCGTAAATTCGTACCCTTTTAGTTGTCGTCTTGGTCGTAAACGTTACTGTGACAATTCTATTTTCATTATCTGTTGTGCTGTATACAGTGGTTTCAAGACCTGTATCGTCTGTCTCAACCACAGTTACACGCCCGTTAACTTTAACAGTCAGGGTGTAAGTTGTTCCCGGAACCACAGGCACATACACATTAGATTGATCCACAGATACGGTAGCCACTGTTTCCAACTTATATGGATTTATCACCTTAGCTCTCTCGCCTAGCGTCCACTCGTAAAACGGGGGAATCAAATTTTCTCCGTACCGTATGGCATATGGATTGCGTACAGGCATTACACTATCCACATAAGGATATTTGGTGTCAATTTGTTCGTCGGTCATTGTTGCCAACGCTGTGTATTCTGCTGCAGAAATCTCATAGATACGTGCAGCCTCAAAATAAGAATACTGTCCTACAGTACCCTGTGTCACCAAATCTATATTAGTAATAATATCGCTGGTAGGAGCCAGCCTAAACCAAGCCGTAGCAAATTTAGTTTTATCCTTAACTATAACTTTCGATTCTACTAGAGCATTCGGAGCCGAGATTCCTGCATCTGTAGCGTTACCCACTTTCGCTCTTACAATTGCAACATAATATTTCCCAGATAAAAATTTAAAATTACTATAAAATCCCACTCCAACGGTATATCCAGGCTTGATTGTTACCTTTAACGAATTGGGCATTGTTCCTTTATTCAAATTATCTAGTGCTATATCGGCTTGATACGGTGTTACCCCCATTAAGCTACTCAAATTTCCCCATCTTCCCAACAAATTCACCAACGTACGCCCGCTCAGCCCCGTCAACGAAAATGGCGCGGCCTTTTCCGCATGAACAATCTGTACACCGGGTTCCAAAGTTACCGCCTTACGTTCCGTCGTATCCAGGCGCTTCTTAATCTCATTTACACCGTCATTCACCTCACCTGCAAATTCATCAACTGATCGCCAGTTTTGATCCAAATACTTTTCCAAATCAAAATACGTCGTTTTGGGCGATGTGCGGTCAATTTGATTTAAACCAAGATTCGGTGTTTTTTCGCTTGCCATGTTATGCGCCACCTCCTAAATATCTATCCTGTGTTGTATGTTCATTTTCATAGAGGGTCATAGACTCCACTTCGGCAATGGTCAGGTAACGTAATTTATACTCCACTGCCATGTGAGCAGGCTTGATCTCCTCAATGGCTGCTTTCAGGTCCTCCACGTTGGGAGGAATCCCGATGGTATCTATAAATTTGACCGTAAATCCCCATTCGGCAGGATGAAAAGTAACCTCTACCGTGCCTCCGTCATACGCTTCAGCTACATTTTTGACAAGCCGGCCGGAAAAAGTTCCTGCCCCTCGCAGCTTCGATTCCACCACGGCACGCCGTTGATCCAATGGCTTCGCCAGGTCGGTTTCGATCCCCAGCTCCATTTCCCAGCGTTCCAACCCCCAGGTGGCAGTACGTACGAAAAACTGTCCCACCGTTGCATCCATTGCAAGATACAAGGCGTCCAATTCGCTTCCTTTAGCATCCATATTGGAACGCATCACACGTGAGGTTTCATAATAGGCGGGCAAATAGGAAAGCAGCTCGCGTCCCCGCTCGCTGCTCATTTGATCCACTGTATCTCCCGCTATTGCTACCCTGTTAACAAAAGTGCCACTACGGTTTGCGCGTTTTCCCTGGTCTGTGTTATTCAATAAATCTTCAAAACTGTTTGTCTCATCGTTACTCACTGACGCTCACCGTCCCCAGCACGGCCACCTGACCTGATCCAATCTCAATATTCTGATTGCTCTGTCCATTAATTTTCAGTTCAGAGAAATCAATAATAATCGGAATGTCCAGCAGCACAGCAGAAATCCGGGTATATCGTACCAACGGGTCTGCCTTGTAAAAAGCAAGCTGCTTCAAATACGTCCGCACACCGTTTTCGATCAGCTTTTTGATTTCATCCAGTGTCGACGGCTTTTCTTTGGTACGCTGTACCTTGACCGAAATGTTAATCTCCACTTCTGCCGCTGGCATGATCGTCACCACGGGGCCCGCTGGTGCTAGCCCTTCGCCTTGCCCATCCTGGGTCGGATCAATATACTTCTGCACTGCAGCCACGATATCCGGGCTGGCTGCTCGTTTATCCGTATCCAGCACATATAACCCCACTGTTCCTGGCCCTTTCCAGAGCGGAACAACCTCCACGCCACCAACGCCAGCTATCTCGCTCGCCCACTGGGTATACTGCGCCTTGTTGCCACTTGTGCCCTGGTTCCGCACCTTGGCATAAAAACGCTCCAGCAACAGTTGGTCGCTCTCAACGTCTGTGCCGCTTTTGGTTTCCTCCGTATTGATCACAGAGGAAACCCCGCTAATCGGAGTAGCCATCACCTGGATGACGCCTGCTGGAACATTGCCGCGGCGTCCATGATTGACCGCCCGAATGATCGCTTCTCCTGTGCCCTGCTCATCCAGCGTGACCGAGGCCGTGGTCGCATACTCAATGGAGGCTTCTCCGGACACATCATCTGCCGGAGTCGCCACCAACGTTCCCGCTGGGATAGTTGTCCCCGCTGTGCCTGTGAACTTGACCTTCCCTGAGGCCGCAACGGCTTCCCGCCGAGTCACTCCATGTTCTGCTGTCCGCAAATCCAGCTCTGGCGAGCGGAAATCCGGGTTATCGCTGGCTGCTGTGCTGGCAAAGCCTCGACGCAGCAGTTCCTGCGCCCAGATTGCGGCTTCAGAAAGCATAAACGCCACCGGCGCCTGTGCATCCCAAATAAAAGAGCCCTCGGACTTATCAATGTCCGAAGGCACTTTTTCCAGCATTCGATTTAAAATTTCCTCTTCCGTCTGGTCTACCAAATATTCCGGCAAGTCTGCCATTAGATCACCACACTTTCCACAATTTCCGTTTCATCTCGCACGTTCGTAATCTGGCAGCTAAAATAGCATGCCTCACCTTCCCAGCGAAACGTAAACTGATCCACACTAGCCGTACGTGCATCTGCTAGCAACGCCTCTGTGACCATGCGTTTAATTTCACTTTCCTGCACACCGTGCCCATAGCTGCTGCCAATCAGCTCCTCGAGCTCACTTCCATAGTCAGGCGAATAGATCACATGCCGATAACGAGGAGTGCGAATCGCTTTTTCACACCACTGTACCCAGGCTTCTTTCTCGCCTGTAGTCACGATTTTACGACTAGGGCTCATAACAAACTCGCCGGCTTCAAAATCAAACCTCCAGCTTCGTCCAAATACTGCACGGTTATCCTCCAGCATATCTGGATCGGTCACGTCTGTGTCTGTCCAGATCATATCATCTGTTTCGGGAAATAAATTAGCCACGTCCATTCACCACCTTGCACACGACCACCACATCGTTACCACTATTCACCCGCACCGCCAGTACCCGATCCCCGGGCTTAAGTCCTTTGTTCAGACTCAGATTTACATCCTCCAGCTCATCTTCCCCGATATAAAAGGAAGTTTTTAGCTCTTTGCCTTCCCAATTTTCTGATTCCACCGAGGTTGAGGTGCCTTTGTACATATGGCGCGGTACAGATAGCAGCCCCGGCAGCTCGGCGACCAGATAATCCTGGAGCTCATGTTTAAAATCGTCCAGCTTGAGTCCTGTGGAGGTGATAGTACCTAATACTGCACCTACTCCACTCAGCGCTTGCTTGGTATGTTTATGAAATGAGGATTGCAGCGCAGTGGCTAAATGCCCGTAGGGGTCCTTATTCAAGGTAAAACCTCCTTTTTACATCGTCATACGTTCCGAGCTCCAGCGACATACTGCCCGGGTTGCCCAATTCCCTGCTCACTGAAATCACCAGCAGCTTCATGGCCCCTAACATTACCGCGTCTCCTGCTCGAATCGTGTTCATATCTGGCGCATTTACCGATATCGTTTGTTGTATGCCTCTCAGCTTACTTTTGGCCAACTCGCGTGCCGCTGCACCCGACTTCACCTCGTCATCCTGCACGATTACCTGAAGGGTTCCATATTTGGCAATGTCCTTTTCTTCAAGTGCCATCACTTTGGAAGGAACCTCTTTGCCCGTCTCGCTTGCCGCTGTAGCCAGCACCTTCACTCTCGTGGCCGCACCTTCCAGCGTACGGGATTGTGTCGTATCGGTCACTCTTTCCAAAATGTACACATCTTTGTTCGTGCCCAGTTCATAAAGCTCCAAACCGGAAGTAACCATCCGTGGATGATACAGCTTGCCTCCCGCTTTTGCCGTTTCCCGCAGATCTCCCAGCATCATGGAGTAAATGGACTGTGTTCGGTATACAGCGCGCCCGAGCTGCTTTTTTGTGTCTGGCAATGAAGCCATTTTTAGTTTCCAATCCCTCGCATACTTCTGAAAACGCTGGGTAGCTGTCTGCTTGGCAGGGAGCAAATATTCATCCTCGGACTTGTCCAAATATACGGTGCGATCATATATCGTCAGTGTCATACGTTTGAGCCCATTGTTCGAAGTTTCTACTTCCCAAATAACGCCTGGAGACAGCAACGGGACATAATCCTTTTTACCATAAGGAATCCCTCTTACCCGAATCGACATCCCTGGAGAAATGGGCGGCATATCCGGCGTAACCACCAAATTGACCGTGCCCTGATAAGCGATTTGCTCCAGCGAATCCCTCAAATTAATGTTCTCTACGAGAGGTGATAAATCATATTTATCCTGTAAAATGACTTTGTAGCTCATGATAACACCAGCTTTTGACCCGGTTTAATAGAATTTGGATTTTGTCCAATGACCTTTTTGTTAAGCTGATAAATGCGACTCCATTGCGAGCTGTCCCCCAACTCCAGCTTGGCAATTTTGGACAAGGAATCTCCCGATTTAACCGTGTAAGTCTTCTTTTTTTCTTTCATATCCGTGCGAGGCTTTTTGTTCACTGTAGCAGACTTCGCTCCACTGCCGGCTTTTTTGGCCACTTTCATTTCACTCCAGGTTCGCAGTGACAAATCAAAATTCACATCCCCATATTCCCCGCCCCGAAAGGTTGAATTATGCGAAGTCACAATTACAGGTACATTCACGGCTGTCTCTGTAATGATAAAGCGTAGCGGGCTCTTGGATAACAAAAAGCCATTCAACGTGTTCATGGCCTCCTGCGGATCAGGGATATCTTCATATGTGCAATACGCTGGATTGTATTCTTTCGGAAAAAAAGAAGAGAAGGAGATTTCCTTCACCTTCTCTCCTTGCGGAAAATCAAACTCCCCGTAGGACAAGATCGTCGTTGTATCAAATCCTTTTTGTCGTGAAATCGTTACTTCCTCAGGATTTACTGGAAACTGAAACTTTTTCCCCTTACCATCCGTCAAACTAAACTCCATACTATTCACCTCCTACTCACACTAGGGCTCTCGCTGTCTTGTTATTATCCATAGCTTGACGGAATCCTGCTACGAAGCGTTTGCCTACTTCTGAAGCCAAAGCATCAAAATTAACACGTTCACCAACAGCCACCTGAATTGCTCCTGTTGGCATATTCACTTGCATGTTTGCTTTATTTCTATTTGTATTCTTTACTGAATGAACTGCTGCTGTTCTGTGTCTATCATTTGCACGATATGTTCTAGAACTTGCAACTAAAGTCCGAGAATATTTATTCGGAGTACTTTTTTTAGCAGCAGTTTTCTCTGTGCTCTGAATAAGCTCCCAGTTCAATTTCTCTGGAGAATCCAAGATCATTTGAAGAAAATCGCTTGTTTTTGATGTTGCTTTTTTAACTTTTTCTTTAAAAGGGTCAGCATTTTTCTGAACAAAGTTATTCAATTTATTAGAGAAATTTTTAGTCCCTTCACTAATATTGTTGATTTTCTCCTTGACCCCTTCACTGAGACCTGGAATACTATTTTTCAGATAATTCCCTGTAACATTAATCTTATTTTTAAGAGGCTCTCTCACGTTATTCAGTATTTTATTAGAAGCAGGTACTTTTCTTGATATTTTCTCGGTCAAGTTGTCAACTCCCCCCATCAGATTCCCCGTCTGATTACCGATGAAACTTTCGAGTTGTTTACTCCAATGATCAATTGTAGTAGGAGTAGCAGCCTTTATGTTGTTCACTTTTATAGCTACTTCATTATTAAAACCAATCATACCTTGTTTGAAGTCTTGTGTAGTCTGATCGATACTTTCCTTTAAAGATTTTGTCCAGCCTTTAAGATGCGTTTTGGCATACCAAACTTTCTCCATTCCTTTCTCCCCTAACGGCTCAAACAATTTTTCACCTATTTCTCCAAATATATAACCAAGGACAGGAGCTAACACAACTCCAGCATAGGGAACTTTTGAACCGACTTGCATACCAAAGGATTTCCCTAAAATATTTCCGGTTTTTCCTGCAACCAATTTCCCAATCAGTTTATATTTTTCTTCTCCCTTAGCATTTAGAATCTCACTTATATCAAAGCCTAAATCAGCAAACCCAATAGCTTTTCCTCCATATTTCGCTGCACCTTTTAATCCTGTTTTCAGCCAAGAAGGAGTACTGGAAAATATAGAAGCTGCTTGCGTGTATACAGTAGATGTTTTAATTTGATTTGCTACATCGTCGATCCAAGTTTTAGTATTCTTTAACCATGTAGGCATTGCAGCAACTTGTGACAGAGTAATGGCCCTGTAGGCTTTAACAGTTTTATTTAGTGATTCTACAAAGTCTTTCGGCTTATTAAAAAACTTAAAGAAGTTCATAAGATCCATAACAGGTTTTTTTATAACAATCTTCTGTTTTTCATTATTTTTACTCGCTGAACTTTGAGAAATTTGAGACTTACCAAGATTGCTGGATATTTTAGACCCTAAAGGTATGTTAGGGATTGCAACATTATTATTTTTTCCATTTTTCTGATTTTTTTGTTGGATACTAATTTTGTTTTGCTGTTCGATCAAGGAATGATTAAACCAATAGGAACCGCCATTCTTAGCGCAAGTTGTCATCTTACATTTTGAGCAGTCCTTGGAACAGGAACATTTAACAGCAATCTTAATTCCAGATAAATTTCGGGTCAGGCGATTTATTTTATATAAACGTGAAGTTAAATTACTCAACGCATTAGAAAGTCGCTTAACTGACTCCGTAGTTTGGTCAATAACTATCTTTTGTCTTTGGAAACTACTAAGCCCAAAATTTCTTGCCCTCTTCTGGATACTCTCAAAGTATCGATCCATAGCTTTTAATTCTTTATTAACTCTACTTAAACTTCTTATATCCAAAATATCATCCACACCTACACCTCCTTTTACTACTACATATTATCTGCTAGAGCATCTAGTTCTTCTTCAGCAAACGCCAGCAGCAGCATGCGCTCACCGCGAGGAAGCCGCCAAAAGTCTCCGGGACGAAGGTGGTGCCGGACCCACAAGTGGTACAGCATCGTCGTCATTCCCCCGGAGCTGATTAGTTTTTTAGATCTGCAATCTCAACGCCAAAACCGGACAGTTCCAGCACTTTATCCCCTACTGCGTCCAGTTCACCCGCCAGCAGCATACGACGGACAGACTGCTCACCACCGGACAGCTTCAAGCGGCTTGTAATCCGAGGATCGCCCCAACCGTTAAGGGACAGGCCCTTCACTTCCAGCTTTCCGGTAGCTTCCGAAATCAACAAGGCGTTGAACGTTTCGGTATCTACTTTTTCATCTACGGCACCCTTCACGGTTCGACGAATCGTGCAACGCTCACGAATGCTGTCCACCTTACTGGAGGTCAGGCCGTGCAGCACAATTTTCATATCGAGGCGCTTGATACGAACCGTTTCTTCCGGTAGTTTTTCAGCGGCTTCAAACAAACTGTCCAAAATTTGTTCTTCTGTCATATTCTCATTCAAGCTCATAAGTCATTCTCCCTTATTGTTTATTTCAGAATTTCACAAATTCTTATATGCATTTGGGGAACGAGACACCTGATAGTATCTCATTCCCCGTTCACCAATTTAGTTTGCTACAATCGGATCAAGCAGCTCATAGCCTTCGAAGGTAAAAGTCGTTTCTTCTGGCACTTCTTCCCCTGCAGTCCAGTTAGCCAATTGAATTTTATCCGGCATGCAGCGAATCAAACGAACACGTTCATGCCCAAAAGATTCGGGATCGTCCAGCTTGGAAATAATATCGAATTTCTCAAAACCACGACGAATCATATCAGAAGTCACTTTGTAACCACTCATCGTTCCAGTACCTTTTTTAGCTCCATTTTTATGGACTTTCCACGTATTACCTACCAAATTCAGTTCTCTTTTATCAATTTCCACGCTAGCTTCCAGCTTGTTAATATGTGTCTGCCATACCCCATCAATATATGCCTGACCAAACGTACCTAAAATAACTCTTGAAGCATCCAACATTTCTTTTTCCTCCTCAAAATAATTCATAATATAGTTCGAGATTTCACAAAATCCTCGTTGTTAAAATGCTACTGCAATCCTACTGATCACCTGCGAAATGCTTATGCGCGTAAAATGCTGATTTATTGCACGTAAAATGTGCCGAACAGCTGCTCCATCACGTCGGTGAGCTTCACGTTCCATTGCAGGAACACTTGATCCGGCTCCGGTTTGATGACTGGCGCATCACCGTAGTAGGCTGGGTCGAGAATGACATCGTAGCCATCTGCCTCGATCACGTTGCTCAGCGACAGCTGTGCCAGGTATTCTTTGATCGCACCGATGAGTGCCAGACGGCCTTCCACCGTGTTGTTGATTTTGCCAATGTAAGTCTCTTCGGCTGCACGCTGCAAGTCAGCGTTAATGGCATCCATAACACGGATGGAACGGATTTTCTTCCATGCGTTGTTTTGTCCGGCAGACGGGTTCACCAAGCTGTTGATTCCACGCAGCGCTTTGACCTGACGGCCGTCGAAGAACAGGAGGAACACCCCGTTACGGACAGCCTGTTCCTGCTCGGAACGTGTCCAGCGGCGGGTTACATCCTCAAAAGGCGTAACCGCGTACGTTGCGGATTGGTTCAAACGTTGGCCTGCAATCAGCCCGGCTACATAGGCAGCCGTTTGGGCGGAGCTGTAGTCCGTACCTGCCAGGCGTACACCTGTACCCACATTCACGATGCCTTCATGGTTCAGCGCCAGGGAACGTGCAGAGGCCAAGCTGACAGCTGTTTTGGACACATCGTCTGCCGCAGAACCGCCGAATACAGCGATGACGCCTTTGCCTTCGCTCCGCACACGTTTGATCCAGGCAGCAAAGCTTTGCAGCAATGCCAGATCGGCTGCATAATCGAGGGCCAGCACATTAAACTCCTGTCCTTCAAGTGCTTCCTGCATGGCGATGTAATCGGCATTAACCAGCTTGCTATTGCCGCTATTGCCGCCTGTCAGATGCACGCCGCTAACATCCGCTGGAATGCCACCTTCGCCGACAACCTCGGCCTTCACCCATACGTTTTCGCTATTTTCGTTCAGCGCCTTGGCAATCGAAGCAGCCGTACCGTCACTGCCTTTGTACGTACCCAGCAGCTTGGTTCCTTCATAAAGGCGCACCTCACGAGCTTGCTCGTCACCCAAAGTCGGCTGTACCGTTACGGCAAAACCATTACCGCGGCTTCCTGTGTACAAAGCCTTCAAACGCAGCACGTCGGTCGGGGTCTCGCCACCGCTTTTCAGCGTTACAGACGCTTCAGCAGCCGTGTCATCTGCCAACCGGTAAGCGAGCAGTTTTTTCGGACCTCCCAGCAAAGCCAGATACAATGTGGAATATGCTGTCGCACCGTTCTCACTGTCGCCGGAGAAGATTTGACTAATAGCCGTTTCACTGTCAACCTCTACAAACTCACGTACAGGGCCCCAATTTGCCTTGACGGGTACAACGACCGTACCACGTGATCCACCTTGAATCGCTGAAGCTGCTGCTGCCTGAAAATTCATATACAAACCCGGCAATACCGGTTTATTCGTGTTTTCCCATGTTCCGCCTGCCATAATTAATCCACCTTCGCTTTCATAAATTGTTCGATTTTAGTGTGTGCTTCTGCTACCGTAAACAGCTTGTCTTGTGCGCCAAAAAAGGCGCCTGCCAGCACTTCTTCTTTCACAGAAAACAATGATTCTGCGTGCTCCTTTAGTTCCTCCAGCGTGTAGCGTGGGCCACTCGCTTCCTGCCCGTCATGTACCGGGGCCTTTTCTTGGTTTTCCAAGGTCACTCGGACCACCTCATTTCAAAATAGGATGAATTTCCACTCTGCGAATCAATGCCGCTTCCTCAGCCGGACGCATACGCCGCTGTACCAGCGTCAGCCGAAGCTGACCGTCTAAAATGGCATCTGCCTGCAAATCGGCTGATGCTTCAGCCGTAGACATATAACGGCCCTTGTCCTGCTCCAGAGGAAGCTGGATTTGAGCGGCAAAGCCTTCGACCAGCGCGGAAGCTGCGCGATTCTCTTCGGTTGTATCCGGGGCGGTGATATGCCCGATGAACCGTTTGCGGAGCTCATACATGGAAGCTCCCGCCATCCGGGTTTCGCAGCCGCTCAGCCGCCATAATACCGCGTGGCTTCCCGGCTGTGCAGGCCATGCGTCGGCGTATACCGACCACGATTCGCCCAGTTGCTTCTGCGTCCAGCGGACCAGCGCTGCCAGCCATTCTTCTGGCTGTGCTGCACCAGGTGCTGGAGTAGCCGAACCGCCTTCCGTTTCAGGCACATACACGCCAAAACGCAGCGTTCTATAGGCCTTGCCCGTAACCGTGTCCAGCTTTTCTGCATCCCGCACGCCCAAATAGTGTGCGGTAAAAGCCGACGTGTCCTCACCTTTGCCTGTCACCGATGCCCGGTGCAGTCCGGCAATCAAGGCATTCGCCCATACATCGGCCTGCGCCAGCCCCGCTTGTCCTGCGTACAGCTTGATGCGGACAACCTGCCGGTAACCGGCCCAGGAAGACTTCCAGATTTCCTCGCCTAGCGCCATAACTGCATACGGCTCCTCTGCCGTCTGTGATGGGGGCTGAACATCGTATACACGCCCTTGCAGTGCTGGAATAATGTCAATGAGCTTTTGCTTAAAGGCTTGTCTCATCCTGTGGCATGCCACCCTTGCGTATCCTGCGCTCGCATGTTGTGACTGTTTAGCCAGGCTTTTTTCCACTTCCATGTTCTCATCCGGCGCAGTCTTGTACTCATACATTGCAGCATCCCTTGCTTAGGCAACACGACTCCTCCTTTCTATCAACGAATTCCCGGGAAGTGACAGAGACGATCACCGCATGAAAAAACCGGCCCTATTGGCCGGCTAACGTTTGACTGTGTGTGTCTTCGGTATGTCCTCTTGTCTTGATTCCCGATGATATAATCTTACACCCTTATAACGAATGCGTTGCCGGAGAAATGGACGATAAAAGTAGAGACTAGGGATGAAGTTAGGCGGCATTTTGCGAACGTTTGTTCCTATGTTTAAAAATGCGTTTAATCTCCTTGTTGATGCTGTACACAAAAAATAACCGCCCTTTAAAAAGGCGGTTATTATATCGTTTAATTCAATGAATTATAAATATTTACAGTGTACCTAGTAATGGCTTCATCGTATTCCGGATACTCATATTTCAAACTGCTTGCCACAGCCTTAGCGTATGTTCTAAACAATGAATAACAAGTAAGTAAAGACTGCCACATTTCTCGATAGCCGTTCTCAGAGTAAGTAGATAGTAGGCTTTCCCAATCTTCATTAGGAAGATACTGATTTATAAATTTATAGTTTTTTCCTACACTAAAGGTGTACCCTTGCTCTGATCCAATCTTCCAAGCCATCATTCGCAACAAATTAGGTCGTGCAATCTCGTTCAAATGGTCAATAGCAAACAGGATTTCTTTTCTCGCCAATCCTTTTACGATATAAGTTGAAACCATCCAAAATTCATTACAGCAATCATCAAATTCCCTTGTAGTGGGCTTTTTAATCCAATATTGATGATCGTTTGCGATCACTTCCTCTTGGATCAGCACATCCTTGTCGAGCAGAACCTCAACTAAACCATCGCTATTCGTAAAATAATCCTCTACCTCGTTTATAGGGATCAGTGTCAGATCTAATTTGTTTCCATCCTCAAAAAGAATGATATATGAAAACCAGTTACCTAGTTCTGATGGAAAAAGCTCCATATCCTCGGGTTTTTGCATCATAAGCCTATCCCCAAACACGTTCAGCCATTGATCACTTTCCTTGAAAGAATCCATATTTGTTACAAAGTAAGAAATATCATAATCTTGAAATGAATCAGGAGGAACATTGAAGTTTGTACGTGATCCTTCCATCGTGACCAATCGTATTCTTTTATCGTTCATAGCAAACTTTACAAGCATATTCATCATTTCTGGTTCACTTCTCACTACATCCGTCCTCCGTTCCCATTTTAATTGAGACCTATGCTTCTTATTCACCTTTATGGTTCATACTCCTTGCTGTCTAAGTTAATAGAGCCACAGACTGTGACCCCTATGCATTTACCGAACCCAGTCTTCGATCCGCGCCCTTCTGCAAGCTTGCCAGATTCAAAACGCCTTGGTCTGCCAGCGCTAGCGCCATTTTATAAAAAGCACGCGTGCGAAGCTTCGTATACGTATCCTTGCTGACTGGTGGGTCCAACACATAATTATAAACCTTGTAATCGAACACATCGTCATCTTTTAAATAACGTTCACGGATGAGTAGCTGTTCACGTTCATTCAAGCGGCTCACTACAGCATCCACCATTTGGCAATAGGCCAAGCGGGCTGCAGGAGCATCTACATTATATACAGCAGTCCGGGCTGTTGGATCGCTTGTCACATTCGTGGGTCCGTTCGGGCGGTCCGTATAGCCAGCAGTAATAAAGCTTTCCCGATCCATAAAGGTTATTGTTTTATAAATCCGGTATTTCTCAAATACACCCTCCAATGCATTCTGCGTTTTGCGACGGTCTAATTCGGGTAAGTTATTTCTCATGAAAAGCAACACTCCTTATATTATGCCTTTTGACAATGATGTATTTTTAAATAAAAAACGCACTTGTTTACATTTTGTTCCCCTTTTGTTCGTATCTTGAGTATAACATAACATTATTTAGGATAGGTATCCATCGTGAAAAAAGGCAATATAGCCCCAAAAACAGGATATTCGCTCTACTTTTCTATGCCTTTTGGCATATTACGTGTTTTTACTATTTACCTAATGGTATAATAGAGCTGAATCTATGATTCTATTGCAGAAAGGAGCTCCATTGTGGAACAGCCAGCATTCGGAACCTACCTAAAACAGCAGCGTGAGCACAAGCAATTGAGCATCAACCAATTGGCAGATGCCGCAGGTATTAGTAATTCACAAATTTCCCGCATCGAAAATGGACTGCGTGGAGTTCCCAAACCCTCCACCCTCCGCAAAATAGCGGACGCGCTCAGCGTATCCTATACCGAAATGATGAAGGCCGCCGGATATTGGGCAGATGATGATTCTATAGAGCAAAATCCGCATGAGCTTTATCGTTCTACTGTACCAGAATGGGCAAACTCCAAAGACCGCCGGGATTTTAAAAAAATGCTGGAGGAAGACGACGAATTAATGTTTGATGGCATTCCGCTCGATGAAAAAGACCGTCAACGGATCAAGGACGTACTGACAGGCCTGTTCTGGGAAGCCAAGCAAATGAACAAACATAAAAAGCCCGCAGATCCCGGGGCGAGCAAAGATCAGGGATAG